ATCGTTTATTTACGCACACAACACAGAAAGATTAATATTACATAACAACTCAGGCGGATAATGGCAAAGTTTATAAACACTTTCAATCAAGGGATGGATCAAGATTCATCTAAAAATAAGTATGATAACACTCACTACTTTGAAGCATTCAACCTACGTACTGTTACTCAGGAAGGGTTATCAGGAGGTGCTTTAGAAAACATGCTTGGAAACCTGAACAGACTGTATGCTTTTACTTACGGGTATATCATTGGTTACTATGTTCTTAGAGATCATATAATACTTTGGTCAACAATTAATCAGACCAGTGTTCCAGATCCCGTAGGTCGTCCAGATGACAAAATTTGGAAAGTACCGATTGCAACCCTTGACGGTCTTACAACAGACAGTGTTCATAATCTTAGTATAACCCGTTTTCATCTTGGTGGAGACCTTATTTATAATGGTCCTTTAGGGTTTTGTACAGGTAATCCTATAAAAGCAATTGGAAGATACGAAAATGCAAATGTTCAGAAAGTATATTGGGTTGACGGTTACAACAACCTTCGCCATATGAACTTAGTTCATAATGATGATACTAATGATCTTGCAAACATGAGTGTTGATAAGTTTGAAGTTATATCAAACGTCGATTTCAGTCAACCTGTTATTGAGAATATTGTAGGTGGAAATCTAAGGTCCGGGAAAATTCAATACACATATCAACTCTACAGCCTACACGGTTCGGAGACTGCATTCAGTCCTCTGAGTGGACTTGTAAACCTAACGTCATATTCTGACACGCTTAGTGGTAGTGCTGCATATCGTGGCTCTGATCTCGATGATCCTACGGGAAAAGCTGTACAGTGTTCTATTACAATCAATACTGCTGGATATACCAGAATTAGAATTGTTGCTGTACATTATACATCACTACACGGTGATCCAGAGATTCGAATTGTTGATGAAAGAGAAATTGCTGGAACATTAGATGAAACTTTTACTTTTACTGATACTGGAACAAACTTGGGTAGTTTCCTTCTTACTGATATTAGAACTTTAGGAACATTATTATTCTCTGCTAAAGAACTTGAGACAAAAGATAATATATTATTTCCTGCTAATATTACAGAGGAAGCGTTTAACGTGGACTACGATGCTAGAGCATACAGATTTGGGGGAGCAGGTAGTAATTCGGGCAATAGGAATTATCAACAGTATGCTATTCATAGACAAAAAGCAAGGATTTATCAAGAAGATGGTAGTTACTACACAATAAACGGTAGAGAAGATACTCTGGTTGAATTCGATTCATTAGTATCAGGAGAAGGTTATAGAATAATTTCTCGATCTACTATAGATTTTACTCAGTATGGTGCAGCAAATAATAATGCTGGCACTACATTCTTGGCTACAGGTTCTCCTGCACTTGGATCAGGTGATTCAGTTATAGAACAACGAGGATGGTGGGTTTATAGCGGTGGCGGTTCTGGTATAGATTGGGAAGACATTCCTGAAGATGCCGATGCTATAAACAAATTTAATGACATCACTTTGAGTGGAGATCATAACTACAGGTTTATGTATCAGAGTGATGGAGGAACGCTTGGTGGAAGAGGACCAAACGTAAGATATGAATTCAAATTAAAGAAAATGAGAATTGATGAGTACAATGCAGAAACAAGACAACTTACTGTTGGTCTTGAAGGCACTGTAGATAATCCGTCATTCCATAATTATGCAAGTCCTTACAACGTCGCTAAGTACGTTGGTTATCACCGTGATGAAGTTTACCGTTTTGGTATAGTCTTCTTCGACGAGAAAGGGCGTAGTTCGTTCGTTAAATGGATTGCTGACATTCGTATGCCATCTCTAAGTACTCTATCTGAGGACGTAACGTATGAACTTAGTGGTACACCTACCTATCAGGTTACTGACTTTATTCCTCATACTATCGGAGAAGGTGAAACTCATTATGTAGACTTCGGAGATGAGCATTATGAATACTATGTTCAAATTGGAGATAGTCTTCAGACTATAGGAACTGAGTTATATAGTCAAATTCTTAATGGTTCAAGTATTGCAACAGCTTCAGCTTTACAAGGTAATGGTACATTTACTTTAACCTTTGATAAAGAACCCGGATCATATGCATTGGAATACAATCCCGGTCTTGATGCATCAAGTTTAATTACACCTTACAGTACAACCGGAGCAGAGTATCACGACTTCTCGATAGCTTTCCATGATGATGAAGTTGGTGGAGATGACAAGGTTTATACAAATGTATTATTCCCATACTTCGCTGTATCAAATGTACCAGCAGACGCTGTTAATTATCAGATAGTTAGAGTTAAGCGTGAATCAACTGATAGATCAATACTAGCTCAAGGAATGGTTGGTCCTACAGTGTTACAAGGTGTTGATGCAAATACAAGAACACATGGAAGATTTAATCTAGCAAGTGGTTGGTATAATGAATATACTTTCTTCTCACCTGAGATTTCTTTCAATGCGAATCTTACAAGACAATCAAATGATCAGATACAGGAAATTGGAGAATTTACTGATAACGTTACCGAATATACTGCTGGTGCTCTTGATGTGTTTAAATATACTCACATTGAAAAATTAAACAACCATCAAACTCCTGCTGGTTCTGCTGGTGAAGGAGAAGAACATTGGGCTGATTCAAAGACTGATATAACAGATGGAACTATGGTTCGTCAGGATCAGATAGAAGCAACTGTGAACAACTATAACTACTTTGTTAACAATGAAATAAATAATACAGACAGAGGTATGTCTTTTGTTTTTAGGTCAACAAATACAAGTTGGAGATCAAAAAATCAAGCACATGATGGATCATCAGGTGGAGGGGGTAATCCCGGACGAAAGTTAATAAACTATCGTAGATTTATGTTCAACACGCAATATGGTGGTAATACCTACAATGCAAGACGAAGAAATAATTATATTGCAGCAAGTGGTATAAGAGATGGTTCAGCTGTTTACACGTATGTATATGGTGGTGACACATTTATAGGAATGTTTGATCATTTATATTCGTCTTGGACGAGTGGTTCACTTTTAGTAAACGGTGATTCCATAATACTTGGAGCTACATATAAAATAGTCAGTCGAGTTACTATAAATTTTATGACTTATGGTGCAGCAGATAATAATGAAGGTACTGTATTTGTATCTACAGGAACAGCGGATCTTGAATCGGGTGATTCTGTACAGCAGATTGGACATCCTGAAGTTGTATATTTTCCAGTAGAGTCAAGCATTAACCTTTCTCTTAGACACGATGATTGTTATCACCGTGTATTTGGTAATACAAGTTCTGAACTTATCCACGATACAGCAGGTGTTTGGAGTAATGGAGTAGAAGAAGATGATTATCCACAAGCTAATGATTTGTATACATATAACTCAGTCTATTCAAAAGAGAATGATACAAAACTCTTTATTAATGAACCCTTTGATTGGACTCAACAAACAGTCTTTGATGTAAGAGTTTATGCATCTAATGTAAAAACGAGTGGTGAACTATCAGACAGTTGGTTAAAGTTTGGAGTTTTATCATATAAAGATGTCGATCCCCAATATGGTGAAATTACAGCATTAAAGACGATTAATAATCAAATGTTGTTCTTCCAGCCTAAAGCATTCGGAGTTCTGTCGATCAACGAACGTGCTTTATTACAGACAGGAACTATAGCTTCGCTTTCTCTTGGTTCATCAGGAATTCTTGAGAGATTTGATTATGCAAAAACAGATATGGGACTATCAGATAAGAGACATTTGGTTCTCAGTCCTAACGGTTTATATTGGGTAGACATTATTAATAAAGCAATGTACAAGTTTACAGATGGTCCAGAAGAACTTTCATTAATGAAAGGTATGGATTCATTCTTCAAATCAAACGTTGTAAGTACTTCTACTTTATTAATGTATCATGATCCACAGTATAAAGAAGTGTATTTAACAGATAATACGAACGATTGGACGCTTATGTACAATGAGTTAACTGACGCATATGTAGCTCGTACAAACTTCTATCCAATATTTACACTTAATTACAATGATCAGTTGATGACTGCTATAGATAGAAGAAGTCTATTTAGACATAATGACTTCTATGCAGAGAGAGGTAAGTTCTATACTGTTGCATATCCAACTACTATAACGTTACTTGTTAATCCAAGTAAAGGGGATCTGACACTGTTTAATAACCTTGAATGGTTAACTGAAGTAACAGATGCAGCTGGTGATGATCTATACACAGCAACCTGGAATAGTGTTACTTACTACAATAGTCATCAACATTCAGGAGTTGTACCTCTTGAAATAGGAACAAATATGAACAGGAGAACAAGGAGATGGAGAACTGTTGTTCCAAGAGCAGTGTACAAGGCTGATGGTTCGACTTCATTAACTGAACGCCACGCGAGACTAAGAGATTCGCACATGTTTGTTAAGTTAAGTTTTACCAATACGGTTGATCGCAAACTTATTGCTCATGATATAATAACTTCTAATATGATATCTAGTAAATAGTATTAGAAAGTTTTTAACTAATTGTTTGGTAAGTAGTAAACGAATGATTAAATTTACAAGATACACAACACTGTATAATAAAAAGTATTATGCCTGACAAGAAAAAATCTAAGAAGCTCAAGTTGAGTAAAGAATCAAAATTCAAACCTTTCCCATTAGCTAGAAAGGCTCTTGCTAACAGATTATATAGTACTATATCACCTGATGTATATGGTGATGAAGAGGTAGTT